ACTCATCGGCGTATCAAACAGGCTCGGCTGACCTCATGCAGATTGATACGCTACAACGCATGGAGAATTAAACATGGGATTCGCAACACACCTTGGCCCTTGGCTGTTGGGCACTGTTAAAAACACAACCGGTACTACTGCTGGCACTATCCGCAATATGGGCGCAACTATGGTTGCCCAGACCGGCGCAACTACCGTCAGCGACACAACCGCAACTACCCTCTTCGTTATTCCTGCTGGCGCAATGATTGTTGATTTCCTTGTCAATATCACAACTGCTTATGCAGGTACAACCGGCAACACAATCACTGTCAAAATTGGCTCTACAACTTTGGGTACTGTTGGTGGTGCTACCACTACACCTTTGTCTGTAGGCCGTGCGACATTCACCATCACTGATGCCAGCATCGCCACTTACCAGAACGTGGGTTCAACCGATGCTATCGTCACTGTGACCTACGCTTGCGCTGGTACAGCCAGCGGCGGCGCAGCAACTGTGATTTGCCGCTACATTGTCCGTGATACTGACGGCTCTGCCAATCCAAGTCAAGTCTAATTAATCAAGGGGGCTTCGGCCCCCTAATAACAGGAGATTAATTATGGCAATGCAGACAGACGTTAAATCCGCTCATTTGAGTGCGGCAGGTTCTTACTACGCTGGGCGAACGCGTCTTAAAGGGTTTGTTGTTAGCCCTAAAGCAAGCACCGCCGCAACATTTGAAATTAGAGATGGGGGTTCTTCAGCCGCCGTTCTCTACACAATGGATATTGCAAGCCTTGGAACACCAAATACTTTTTATGTTTTGATTCCCGCTGAGGGTATATTAGCTTCTACAGGGCTGTACCTTACGCTTAGCGTTGGCTCTGTTACGGGTATTACGGTGTTCTATGGCTAAGAAGACTCCCTCCCTCGCTGTTGGTCGTGGTGAAAAGCTGCCTGCTTCCAAGGGAGCGGGCTTGACTGCCAAAGGTCGTGCCAAGTACAACGCAGCAACAGGAAGCAATTTGAAAGCTCCACAGCCAGAAGGTGGCCCACGCAAGAAATCATTCTGTGCTCGTATGTCTGGTATGCCCGGCCCGATGAAAGATGAAAACGGTAAGCCTACCCGTAAGGCGGCTTCCTTAGCAAGATGGAAATGCTGACATGACCGAACAAACAGATACCGTAAAAAACGTATTGGACGCCGTAGCAGTCTTTAGCACGATTGGTACATTTTTGAATCTACTTACCCCCATATTTGGTTTGATCGGTGCGGTGGTGGGTGTCATGCGTATTTACGAAATGGCTACAGGCAAAGAGTTCTACACGTTGTTCCGTAAAAAGAAAGACGACGATGCCAGCGACAAGTGAAAAGCAAAAGAAATTCATGGATGCCGTGGCTCACAACCCAGCATTTGCGAAGAAGGCTGGAGTCCCACAGTCTGTGGGCAAAGATTTCAGCGAGGCCAGCAAAGGTATGAAGTTTGGTAGCGGGCCTAAAACCCGTGCAGATTCTCAGTCAATCAACAAGCCTAAAACCAATCAAGGTAAGGCAGAACTTTTTAAAGAAGGTGGAACTATGGCAACGAAAATGAACCCCGGTTTTATGGCAATGATGGCTAAGAAAAAAGCCGGAACCAGCAAAATGGCCGCTTTTGAAAAGTCTGGTAAAGATGTTGAAAAGAAGGGCATGAAAGAAGGCTCTAAGGCCGACATGGCTATGGACAAAAAGCAGATGATGATGAAAAAGGGCGGAACAGCTAAGAAGATGGCTTCTGGTGGTTCAGCTTCCGCTCGTGCCGACGGCGTTGCTACTAAGGGCAAGACCAAGGGCAAAATGCTCGCCAAGGGCGGCAAGGCATATTGTTAATTTAAGGAGCAATCATGGCAAAAGCAAAAGATTTAGCAGCATTGGCTGGCCTTGCAGGTCTGGCTTATGCCATGCGTAAAAAAGATAAAGATGAAAGCACTACCGATACGGGCGATGAAACAGATCGCTTAAAGGCGCGCAAACCCGCCGAAGAAGGGCCTCGCCGTCAGATTACTGACTACATGGCAAAAGCGCCTTTAGATGGTACAGAAATGTACCCTTCTGGGGTTATGGGTGGCGCTGCGCAACCAACAGCTACGGTAAAAACCATGCCTAAACCCGCGTCTACAACACAGACCCCCACAGTTTCAGATCGCCGAGATTTAGAGTCAAGCATGAGCCGTGGTACTCGCCCTGTAGACCCGCGTAATCTTGAAGCCGGTATGAGCCGTGGAACTCGATATAAGCAGCCAACCCTAATGAAAAAAGGTGGTATGACTGCTTCCAGCCGTGCAGACGGCATCGCTACTAAAGGCAAAACACGTGGAAGGATTTGTTAATCATGTACGACGATCTGGAAAAGAACAAAGAAGCACCTAAAGAACCCGATGACGCATCGGCTGGACGCAAGTTTGGCAAAGATGAACCCGGTATGCCCGAGCAGCTTGGTAGCAGGATTCGTGTTGACGGCAAGCCCATGAAGCCAGAGAAAAAAATGGCTGGCGGTGGTTCTGCTTCTAGTCGTGCTGATGGCTGCTGTACCAAAGGTAAAACTCGCGGGAAAATGGTGTAATCATGGCAAAGAATAGCCCAAGACGCGAAGATGATTTACCCCCTCTTGAGGGCGGCTCTACTGGTGGTGGCGGGGCTGGTGTAGGTGGCACTAAATGGAGCAGTATGCCTTCTTTTAGAAGCAACGCCAGCGTAATGGATGACATTAAAAAGATCACCGCTTCACCCACAAAGGCGAAAGGCGCGGCAAAACGCGCAGTTGAATTAGCTGAAGAGCGTGCTATCAACAGGATGGCCGTAAGAGGCGCGGGTGCAGCAGGTGCAGGTGCAGCAGCTAAAGCCTTGACCAGCGAAGACAAACCCAATAAATCAAATGATTCCGAAGACATGAGCGGCGGCGTAAACATGGATAGCTCAAACCCCACTGGCGTGGCTGGTACGGGAATGAAAAAAGGCGGCATGACTGCTTCCCGCCGAGGCGACGGAATTGCCCAACGTGGTAAAACTCGCGGCACTATGGTGATGTGTGGCGGCGGAATGATGAAGGCCAAAAAATGATGGCGTCTCGCGGTATGGGCGACATTAATCCGTCTAAGATGCCGGGGAAGAAGACTATCCGTCGTAAGGATAAACCGCAAGATGTAGATATGTATGCTGAAGGCGGGAAAGTTAACGCCGCTGGTAACTACACCAAACCTGATCTGCGTAAGCGGATTGTGTCTCAGGTCAAGGCAGCAGCAACACAGGGTACTGGGGCAGGTCAATGGTCAGCCCGCAAAGCTCAGTTGGTAGCCAAGAAGTACAAGGCTGCTGGCGGGGGTTACCGAGATTGAAAGCGCCGCAGACTTCCCTTAAAAACTGGGGCGATCAAAAATGGAGAACGAAAAGTGGTAAAAAATCTTCTGACACAGGTGAAAGATACCTTCCTGAAGCTGCAATCAAAAGCCTCAGCCCTGCTGAGTACGCTGCAACAACACGTGCAAAACGTGCGGGGAAAAAAGCCGGAAAGCAGTTCGTAAAACAACCACCCAAAGTGGCAAAGAAAACGGCAGGGTTTAGATGATTAACTTTATCCAAAAACAAATTGAAATGTATGAGCGCATGTTTGAACTCATGCAAAAAGATCATAAGCATCGCATGGAACAAATCGTAATGTGGGCTGATATGAGTGATAGTCTCATGCGTAAGTTGGAAGAGCGCGACAAAGAAATTCAACGCCTGCAAGGTCTTTTAATGGCGTATGAGACCGTGGAGAAAATATAATGGCTGAAAAGTGGATTCAAAAAGCAATTAAGAAGCCCGGTGCATTGCGTGCCGAATTAGGTGTGAAAGGTGATAAGCCTATCCCCGCTAAAAAGCTTGCTGCTGCGGCTAAAAAACCCGGTAAGTTGGGTCAACGTGCTCGTTTGGCTGAAACCCTTAAGAAAATGAAGTGACATGGCAAACACCTCCGGCGCAACCAGCTTTAACCTAGCCCTCACCGAGTTGGTAGAGGAGGCGTTTGAACGCGCCGGTGGTGAGATGCGCACGGGGTATGACTTGCGTACAGCCAGACGCAGTTTGAATATTATGTTTGCTGACTGGGCAAACCGGGGCATTAACTTGTGGACTATTGAGACCGGCACGATTGACTTTGTGCAAGGCCAG